TTTAATCTTTCAATATCACTATCAATTCTTAAATTATCACCTTCTTTGACAGTTTCAAATACATCAACACTCAAAGTATCTACATCAGCAGTTCCTCTATAGAAAAGAATCTTAGAGGTATCTCCAACCTTTGGTGCTTCTTTAAATGTTATGATACTTCCACCATTAAAGATATATGAAACATCAGGAACTTGAAGAACATCATTAATGAATATTAAAAGATTTGCTTTTACTTCAATATTAGATCCTTTTTTAGATCTAATTGTAGTTTGCTCACCATTAATCTTGATCGGGAATGTATTTTTCTCACCATCAAATAAAGAATCTATAGGATCTATAACCTGAAGATCCCCAATAGACCATCCAGTAAATTCATCGGTGAATGTTTTATCAATTGTAATTTGGAATTCCTCAAATGAAATTGATGTGTCTGTAGGAATTCCAACTGTACCTCCAATAGAAACAGTGAGAATTTCACCTTGACCATATCCATATCCAGAATTTTTAATTTCAAAAGAAATTACACTTGAACCTTGACCAACAACGATATCGGCATATGCAGATGTTCCGAGACCACTAGAAGATGAACTATAAACTAATGGAATGTTTGAGTAAGATAATGGAGAATCAAATATCACAAATGGTGGATTTGTTGAAGTATATCCAGTTCCTGGATTTGTAATTGCAACGCCAGTTACACGTCCATTTACAACAGTTGCAATACCAATATATGTAATATCATAATTACCAGTGCTGGAAGTTGCAACTCCAACATTAACTGTTTGGATTCCTGATCTATATCCAGATCCACTGTTGCCAATACTAATTGTGGAGATTGTTCCTGCAATAGAAACCGTTGCGGTTCCTCCAGCTGATACTAATGGTTGATAACCAAGACCTGATCTGGACCCTACAGAAACTATGACACCACCAACAGGAACATTACTTGAATTGATATCATAAGAAGTCGATGTTGCAGTTCCGATAAATGTTATTGAGGTAATACCAGATGTTTCTGATAAATCATAGTCACCTACTATTTCTATAGAACCAACTCTTGCAGGTCCTTGGAAAATATCATTAATAAGAATGATTGCATTACTTGTAGAGAATCCTGCGACATTAGATCTTTCTGATTTTAATGTAAAGACTTTGTTTGTTCCATTAAAACCTGAGGAAATATCATCAAAAATATAATTACGTGAATATGGTTCAGAGTCTCCATTAACAAATCCAGATCTTATAAATGATCTTCCACTAAATGTTGAATGAGTTTCTATTCCAACAAAATCTCTACTGTCTGGTGGATTGGTAGTAGATCCAATGGGAGTTGGTCCATAAGGAGCAGTTACAAAATTAATTACGTTATCAACAATATTGAAGTTTCCATTAACTTTTGTGATAACGGAGTTAATAGCATGAGTTGCCACACCAGTTCCCATCCAAGGTCTTTGAACAAGAACTACATTTGTAGATCCAAACCCTACAGAATTGATTCTCATAATCTCATCGTCAATCTTAATCAAATCACCACCAAAGAAGGATGTAATTCCAGAGAAAGTAACTCTATCATCAACAATTCCAATACTTACTGCTGCAGTAGTTGTAACTGAAGTTGCCACTAATGGTGATTGAATAAGGTTGTCGATGCCAATTAAAACTCTCGCATTTTGGTTGGTGGAGACAAATCTATGAGAAGTTCCAATACCAACACTATTGATATCCAAAACATTTGGTGGAGTGCGAAGAGCATCTGATGCTGAAGCTGCAACTTTAACATCCAATTCACTATTCTTAACAATATAGAGTGTTGAAGGAAGTTTATCGGTAGAACCAATTCCTGATATAGAAGTCGTTGCAATACCAATTGCCTGAGTCGTCCCAGCACCAGCATAAGAGTATATAACTTTTTCACCAGTTACAAAGAAGTGCTCTGGTATCGTAATAGTATTATTTGATACATTTACGATATTGGAATCACTACCATCAAAATATCTTTCAAATATTGATTTTTGTTTATGAGTTAAATTAAATTGTCTCTTAACATCCGTTTCAGAACCTGTATAGAAACCATAACCAGTTCTTATAAACGCATTTGTAAAATCTATAGTTTCATAAGCAATACCTAAATCGACAAGTCCTATTGAATTTTGATATACTCTCACCTGAACATTAGTATTTGCATTAGGTGTAAATGTTAAATCAACATTTCCAGATGGACTTACAGTTGCACCAATTAATCCAATAGATGAGTTAGTTTGAATAACTCCAAATTCAGCAATATATGCTTCAGTTGTATCATTAGAAACAATTACTTCGGAAACTTGGTATTGATTATTTGTAAGATCTTCAACACTAACGATGTAGTAAGAACCTTCATAAGTTGAACTATAAGAAGCAATTGTTGTAATTCCTGGACTTGCTGTAGATGAAATGGCAACATAACTTGATTCAATTCTTGAGTCATTAAATATTTCAGTTCCAATTCCCGTGGAAGCAGTATTTGATATAGAAATTCTGGCAGAATTTACATTAAATTGTACCGGAGTTGTGGAATATGGAATTAAATCAATATTAATATTAGAACCTGAATAATATGCATTATATGTTCCTATTCCTAAAGTGGAATATGATTGAAGATTGATAGTGTTTAGTTGACCGTAATCTTGCAATATGATATTAGTTCCATCATGTAAAATTGTCAGTTCTTCAAATTCATAATAAGAAGAGTCAGTAGCTCCAATTTGAACCAGAACTTTAGATGCTCTATATGTTGATGCAATTCCAACAATAGTAACTGCTGAAGAAGTTCCTGAAGGAACTATAGTAGTTGCAGATCCTACAAAAACTGTATTTCCAAGATTCGTTGATCCTACTGAAACAATAGTATCTCTAATGTCAAAAGAAATGGTGCTAACATCGTAATCATTTATGGTCGATCTTGTTGGATAGAAAAGAAGATTACCTTCTACACCACTAATATTAAAATCGAAAGAACCCATATCATAATAAGTGTCAACTGTACCATATTGATTAATATAAGCAGTAGATCCATCATGAACAAGAGAAACTAAGGAAACTTGTTTCTGTGAAGTAAATCTTCTATCTTTTACAAAAATTAAAAATTTAACTGATCTAGAATCTAAATTAAAAGTATCAACTATACTAAATTGAGTTGTTCTGGGATTACTATTAAAATCGTCACTAATATCATCAATCATCAAAACTCTATTTCCTACCGATTCGATATAATCTTGAAGAACACGAGAACCAAAAATTATTTCATCAGATCTAACATTTCCATCAATAATAAAATTATTTTCAGAAACTAGATCAAAATCATAAACACAATTTAAATTGATAGATCTTGAAAGATCTGCAATACCAGAAACATCACCTAAGTTTTGTTCTGTATTGATCCCAGATACTGATGGATTAGATTCAATAATCAAATCACCAAACTTCTTAAATCCTGCGGTATGATTTAAATTACTTACAGGATTTTCCCAAGTATCATATGGAATTTGAGACCTAAGAGCATATGAGAAATACTGATAGTAATCATTATCATGAACTCTCTGGAACTGATTATCTAAGAAACCAGTTTCTTTTTGCCATCCTTTTACTACAGTTGATGCTGCTCCAACAACATAATTTGCAGTAGATGTGGTTATACTTTCAATTATTCCATTAGAAGTTGAGGTTCTACCAGTTACAACGTTACCGACAACAAAAGTTTCATTAGTAGAAACTTTTAAAGTTTCATTAATTTCATTCCAATCAACAACAATTCCAGAATATTCTCCTGAAAATACAGTTTCTCCGATATTAAAGGTATTCTTTTGAAGAACGACATCAAATATTGGGAAATATTTTTGGGGGATCATTCTTCCTGCAGAGTTTACAGGATCAAAGGATCCAGGTATTTCACCGTTTGAAAGATAATTTGTTAAATTGTAAGATACAGTAGCTCCAATACCTCCAATATTTGGATCAGTATTTACGATTGTGAATAAAGTGTAATTATAATTCGAAGAGTTATAACCTTTTCCGGTAGACCCTACTCCAACACTGGTATTTTCGATAAGAACCTTATCACCAATATTAAATGGAAAATCGGAAGCATTACTAAAACTAGATCCCAAAGTTACTATTACATCATTCGATGATGAAATATAACGAATTGAACTAATTCCAACTCCATTTGTATTATTAATCGGAATAATAGATGGAGTTGTATTATTAATTGACTTAGTATTTTTTAAGATTGTTACAGTTTTGGAATCTAAATTATATCTAAGGTCTACATCCGATACAATTTGATTAGTCAATCCATCAAGAACAACCAAATTGGGGGCAATTGAATAACCTCTTCCTACAGAAGATACTCCAATAGACTTAAATGATGATTGTGGGATGACTTTAATAACATCAGGAAGTTTTGCGGTAGGTCTAACCGAATAGTCATTAGAATATCCAAATCCAATATCACTTATATTTGTCTTTAGAACTTTGCCTATAGTGTTTGTAGATACTTCTAGAATTTCTCCAGAACCAAGATCCGAAGATACACTTTCAATTTCTGGTATTGCTGATAAATTGAAACCACTATAATTTGTATGGATAGTTTCAATCTCACCATAAGCACTTGTGGAATTTGTTACATATGACAATTCAGAATTTGTTGTGTTATAGTTTGATTTTTCTGGTGTTTTTGATAATATGTAAGAGAATGTATTTGAAGTGATTCCTGAAATTGATTGAGTTCCACTATAAATGCTTGGAACAATATTAATTGAGTTTGCGTCAATTATGTCAGTATCTACGACAACTTCCTCTTTTACTGAGGGAATTATACCTAAATTTATTGGAGTAAGTTTATAATATAGTTTTCTTGGAGTAGAATCATTTACTCTTAAAGCAACTGTTGCTGTGGTGTCGATACCAACTCTTCCGGTTCTTACAATTTCAACATTATTTGTATTTGTAAAGTCGAATGGGTATTTGAAGATAGAATCTGTGTAAAAATCAAGATCATATGCTGAATACAAGATTCCACTATCAGTAAATGAAAGTGAAGAATTTGATACATCAAACACTAATGTATTTTTATTGTTAAGTTCTATCGCAGGATTTATTGGACAAATAAAACCAGAAGATGATGAAGTAATGTTTACTACATTTCTTTCTATTCTAGAAGAATAGTAGTAACTATTTGATAACTTAATAGTATTTTCATCTACTACAATAGCATAGTAAATGCCTTCATTCAAAAGTCCTCCAGATGGAGAGGATGATGTATGAATTATCTTCTGACTGGTATATAAACCATGATTTGGTAATGTTATTGTATTTTTAGCAGTATCAACTGCAGAAGCAGAGAAACTTAATCTATTGACAACAATTCTTCTATTATAATCATCGTAAGAAATTGAAATCTGAGTAGAAATTCCTGCAGTAACATTTACAATAACAGAATCACCTAATTGCAATCCATGAGTGGAAGCAGTTGAAACGGTAACATTATTCTTAGAAATGTTCCCTACCAGAATGTTTTCATAATTTGTAGTAAAACTATGAATTTGCCCAGATCCAATACCAGTTAGATATAAAAGATTTGCTGCAGTCGATATTCCTGCATAATAACCAGTAGTTCCTAATCCAACACGGTAAGAACTAATACCAATAAGATCTGAGGCCAATCTAGTCGCATAAACAACAGAATTTTCAGAAAGTTGATATGAAGAAACTCCATCAGTAGAAATTGATATTTGGGTTCCACCATTTGAAGAATAAATTAATTCATCACCAGACGTTAACTGATGGTTTGGTAAATAGATTGATCTTGTTGGAATTGAAATTTGTGTTGCACCAACTCCAGGATTTGAGAAGGTTAATGTAGTTGCAACTCCAGGACCTGACGTTGTTCCTATACCTAAAGATTCTGATGGATTGAAATAAAATTCTTTATTTAACTTGTAATCGTATTCATTTTCTACATTTAAATTTACATACAGCTTTCTAGTAACTTCAGTAATTGCAATTCCAACCGAATAAGTAGTAATTCCAGATATTTCTCCAACATTTCTAAGAACTCTTACACGAGATGATTCTTTATCTATGTTTAAGATCTTTACTCTTTCATTTAATACTTGATATGTGTCATTTTCTCTAATAAAAGAATTTGAGAGATTTCCAATTACATTAAAGTAAGTTACAAGACCGGTATAAGCAGTAGATCCAATTCCAGTAGATACAATTAAACTATTGACACGATTTGATATATTAGAAGTCTGAGGATCTTCAAATTCTGAAGTGAAGGTTACAGTGTCTCTGTTACTAAAATAATGGGGAGATGTGGAAAATGCAACATACTCATTCGAAACTGGATAAAATTCCAGATTTAATAACTCCGAAGTTGCTACACTAACTGAACTTACTGTTTTCCCTTTAATGAAAGAAACACTAGCTACTGGTTTTTTGGATGAAGCATCAACTGCTTTGAAGATAATTTTATCATTTACTTGATAATTTTCTCCACCTGTCAATATTCCAACAGAACTTATGGTTCCTGTCGAGACAGATTTTACTTCAGAAACTTGTTCTCTAATGTTATTCGGATTATATAAGAAATTATAACCACTATTAGAATTTGTTATATTATATGGTGTAGTGTTTCTAATCCAATCAGTATCATTAATATTAATTTCGACTTGGTTTGAAGACTTAAGGAAATTAAATTCTTCGGGTTTGGATTTATAAGTGTTTCCGACAAAGTATGGGAATACCGGAGACTTATAATTTCTAAAAGGACCAACAGAGTCTACCTGACCATCAGTAATTGTTGTAAAGTATGCATATACACCGTTAGGATATTCTGGAGTAACACAGAATCTTCCATTATGTTCATCCAGGTCTCCATTACCAATAAACTCAAAGTCTTCAACGAAAAATCCTGCAGGATATAATGTGATGCTTGGTCTATTTGGTTGAAGATTTAACTGATAACCAGAAACCATGGATCTAATAGATCCACCAGTAATTGATGAATAACCATAAGGTCCATAAATTGGATTTCCATCATAAGCCCAACCAATAATTGGTGAGTGAGCATTTGAGTTTACTTCTCTACCATCAACAAACTGCAAATCTGTTTGATAGAAAGTGATACCGTTTCTAAATCTTGTACCGAGAACTGAAGATCTTAATTTTCTTGGAGAATATAGATGGAAATACTCCAATCCAAATCCAGAGAAACTATCTCCCAATACACCATCATCATCGGTAATTTGATTTGTTTGAACAAATCTTTCAAATAAATTAATATTCCAGGACTTAATATCACACTCAAATTTGGCCAATAAACCAGCAGCAGTTACATCAAGAGAAGTATTTGAAGTTAAATACCCAGTTCCACCAAAAATAACTTTTATAGAGGTTATAGAACCATTAGAAATTACCGGAGTTAATAATGCTCCAGATCCACTACCATTAATGGTTATATTTGGAGGTGAACTATAATTACTTCCAGGATCATTAATAATAACGTCTACAATAGATCCATTATTGACAATTGGGGTTAACTGAGCACCACTGCCATTTAACAGTAAAAACTCTGGTTGTCTGTTGTAGTTTAAAATTTCATCTGATCCAAAGGAATTTCCACCATCTTGAACATGAACAGATTCTATACTTCCTCTAAAGATTGGTTGAAGAACCGCATTAAAATCTTGACCAGTTAAAGTAGAAACTCCAATAGTACCGGATACTGTAACTGTTATTGGTTCATAATTAAAAATATGAATACCACTACCAGAACTGGTAAGATTCACATACTCTTCAGTAATGTAATTAATATTTTTTGGTTGAGTAGTAGATGTTCCAACTAAAGAAAGTTTGAAATTGTTTTCATCTACTTTTGTAACATAATAAGTTGATGTAGATGCTAATCCTGCAATTGAGTTCTCTGTATAATCATACGTTACAATTTCTCCACTTTCATATCCATGACTTTCAATATGAATTATGTTTAACGCAGTATTAATTCCAGATACATTAGAAGTTCTCTTTTTATTTTCGTAGTTAGTTCCAGAATTGACTACCGTTACAGATCCTATTCTTTTTTTCTTATTCGTAGATTTAAATCTTTGAACACCGTTACCGGTATTTGTAAGTGAAACTGTATTTACTCCTAAAATACTATCAGAATAGGTATAATGTAATTTAACGTTCTTAGAATCGATTACAGACACGAAATACGAAGAATTAGTAGATAATCCACCAACTACTGTTTGACCTTGTGGATCATATACTACTTGTTCGTAGTCTCTAAATTTATGATCATCAATAAATGAAATTTCATACGTCGTACCATTAACAGCACCAGACGTTGGACTTGCATTAAATTCAACTAAATGATCAAAAGATATTAAGTTTGCTTTTGCTGATGCTAAAGAACCATTTCCTCCTAAAATTTTAATCTTAGGTTCTTCCAGATAATCAAATCCACCATTAATAACTTCTATTCTTTCTAAAGCACCTTTTACATTACAATAAGCAGTAGCACCAGATCCTACAGAATCTGAAATTTGAAGAACAGGTGGATTAATTACATCGTATCCAGATCCAGAAGAAGTTACTGAAATATTTTCAATAGGACCATAAAAAATATTATTGTTAGATTTATAATTTAGAACTTCAACACCATTAACTAAAATACCAGTTGATCCAGGTAATGTTTTGAGTACATTCTCATCATTAATGGGATTTGTTATTTTTCTAATCAGTTTTTGTGGTTCAAGTTGTTTTGTTTCCAGTGAACTCTCAGAAACAAAAGAAGAAAACTCTAATTTATTATTTGCTACCGTGCCAGAAACTGAAACAATCTTATTTGCAAAAAGATTTGCCTTACTTTTTGCAAGTTGAATTGTAGTTCCGTTGATTTTTCTTACAAAGTAGTATCCATCATCTATTCCTAAATTATTTTGTTGCCCGCCAGATCTGTAGTAAACAGAATCTCCTGTATAAAAAGGATGATTTCCAATATTTAAATTTTGACCACTAAACGTTCCTGAAAAAGTTACCGATCTATCATTAACATTTATTTTTTGATTTAAGTATGTCGGTAAAGACGGCGCAGAAACATATAAGGATCTTTGATCATCAATATAAACATTTTGAACATTTGTGGTATACTTATCAAGAGATGAGTAATTACTAGAATCAAATCTAGACAATACCTTTCTTACATCAAATATTTGATTTACATTTAATACACCTTGACCAGAAACTGTAATTGATTTTTGGTTTCTGTATGAAATTACAGTGCCAAATACTTCAGTTCCGGGACGACCATATGATGGAAGAATAGAAATTCTATCTCCAATTACAAAAGAGTGGTTATCATAGAAGTTTATAGCATACGAATTATTCGAAGAGTCAAGTAGTTCAATAGATTGTGTAGTGTACGAAGTTGCAATATTGAAAAACCAATTATTAAACTTATACTCACTTATATTATCACCAAGTGTCTTTATTTTTATTGGATCTCCAACAGAAAACAAAGAGTTTTGATCTTTTAGTTGAATATCAGATAATACACCCGTTATTCTAAACTTTACAATTTCCTGATCATTATCATATCCATATGCATAAACATTTGATTTAATCTCAGTCCCACTTGGAATTTCTTGAGTAATCCCTGAGCAATTTAAAAATTGGGTAAGAGTTTTATCTGTATATGTTATAATAAGTTTAGATCCATTTTGGAGATCAACAAGAAGTTCTCCTGATTGTGGAAATCCAACTGTTGAATCAACATCAAGTGAAGTAAAATTGGGAGTAAACCCACTAACACTAGAATCAGTATCTCTAATATCTGTAATTAATAGAGTTTTAGGATGAATTGTAAATTCTCCAAATATAGTTCCATCAACATCAATATCTCTATCATATCCAATATCCAAACTAAGAACATAATAATCCTTTTCTGCTCTTTGAATTCTTTCTACTTGAGTTACAGTTCCTCGTGCTTTTGGTATAAAAGAATTTTCGTCTTGATAAACTGTTCTATTTACTAATTGGTTGATATCTCCATCAATAGTTTCAACAACCAAGTCCTTGGTTATTCTATATTGAGCATCTGATGGTTGTATTAAATAATCTTGAGGTCGGATAACGGTAACGTCTTGACCGTATAAAGCTCTGAATAAAATTTCAAATGAACTCTCTGTGCCTTTTGAAGAATAAAAGTCAACTGCTTGTTTAACAAAAAGTCCATCATTCAATCCACTGTAAAGAGTTCTATCTTCAAATCCAGGAGTTACTTGTGTTTTTAATTTTACAAAAAACTTTTGTAGAAAAAGAACACTAAGATTCTTAACTACGGAACCGATCGTGTGTTCCTCTACAGCAGAATCTGAAAATACTAATTCGTCTGGATTTGATGGATTATCTAAAGATGTTACTCCACTAAAACCTCTAATACATCCAGTAAAGGATGTTGCAGTTTTTCCTGTATACGATATGATCTCAGAATCAATTGAGACAAGACCGTAAGAATCTGGGAATCCGGCAGTAGACTCTACATTAATTGTTGTATCAAAAAATGAAACATTTGATGTGAGAGTAGTAGAATCAATTAGATTTGATAAAGTATCTACTTTTACATATTGATCTAAGTTAGTAGCAAGATCATATGTAGATCCTTGACTTTCGAGAGAAAGATAGTACTGCTTTAAAAACTCGGAAACTAAAGGAAATTCGTCCTTTACAAACTCTGGAAGTTGATTTTCTACAACCGAACTGATTTTGATTCTTGTTTCTGACATTTTGTTATATTCTTACGAGGTCTCCGTTGGAATAACTTGAAGTTACCGTATATGTTGATCCAGAGATATCAGAACCTGAAGATATTTCATCTGATACCATATTTAACACACTAGAAGATGGGTCTAATTGAAGATATAAATCTTGCAATCCGATCACATCGTTTGATTTTGGTGATGCCGAAATTTCGATAATGGATTCTCCTCCAATATTTTTAGAAGTAGAAGTTATATTGACTGGATTTAATATAATTTCTCCACGTTCATAATCAATTCTTCCTACATTATTTCTTACAACCGTTGGTGTATTGGTTGAAGTTATTCTAAAGAAAAATATTGATCCTGTTTTTCCATCTGCATTTGGAATATCAGACATATAAACAGTTCCATTTACGGAACTTACAGTAAATCCAGAAGACTTAATATTATATCCACTCATCTTACCAATATGGAATGCATTACCATAGCAAATTTCATAATCTGCAAATTGATTCAGTGCAGGTCTCATGTCTCTTCTCATAACAATTTTTGTTATGTTTGAAGTAATTGCACTATTACTATCATCAATTAACTTTAAGAATTTACTATATTTAAATCTCGCACCATATCTGTTCAATTCAGATGAATCAGCATACAAGTTTATATTGTTTGATATGATAGTCTTGAGGTAATCTGCACTTGGTGTTGCATTTGTATTATAATAAACAGATGAATCAAACTCAACGTAAAGATATTTCAGATCTAAAATCTCAGGAACAATACCTGCAACACTATACTTTCTCAGACTATTGACGATATTTTGTTTTACTTGACTTGAAACAAATGTTCCGTTTATGGGTTTAATTGAAATATAAACCTTTCCAAATCTAGGTGGATTTAAATCTTCCCCACCAAAAACAGAGATAGATTCTGTTTCGGGATATATTGTAGGAATTATAGTTTCATAATCTGTTGCGGTTACAGCTCTATTTTGAGATGCATATATTCTAGGAGCATATTTTTTAATTGAATCTACAGACTCAATATTTTGACCACCTCTAGATTCTGTGTTTGTGGTTAAAAGAGAAATTCCCGTAGTAACCACACGATTATTATTATCTACAATTCTTCCATTAAAAGTGAAGGATGAAACTCCATTTGCATCTTCACCTGTAGTGGTCACATACGATGCTTCAATATAGTTTTGATTATCTAGTTTAACTCCAAATATACCATCACCAAAAATAAGTTCATATCTTTGATCTTCTATTTCTTGAATGAAGAAAACTCTAGAAGTTGAATCGACATCAAGCAAACTAGTAGATAATGTAAACTTACGAGTTACACTACTTGATTGTGTGTTTCTAACTAAAACTGATAATGATTGAGTATCAATATCAGAGTTATCTAAAATAAATTTTTGATTTGGATTATTTGAATCAACCGTAAAGGTTTTTACTAAGAAAGTTCCCTCATAAACATCAACATTTTCAAATAAGGCAATTCCATTAATAACTGGTTTAGTAACATCTTCTGGAATTGTAAATGTATAACTCTGATTACCAAAAGTACCAGTTGATGTACAAACAGTTCCTTTCTTAAGGGTCAGTGTTAAAGGTCTTGTTGTAAATCCTGTGGTATCTACAAAGAAAGATATATTTGCTCTTGCTGAGGTTTTAGAACGAGGAACATATCCAATATTCCTTGCTAAAGAAACAACATTTTCTCTTAGAGTAGCACTGTCAATAAACACCTCATTACTAATCATATTGGTATTATATGATGTAATATAGGTGTTATATGCTAAGACATCGATAAGAGTAGATAGAGTCGATCCTTCAAAATCATAGTCAGTAAAATTTGAGTTCGATCTAAGGTAATCCTTAATCGAAGTCTTGATTTGATCGAAGTCTAAATTAGTGAAATTTACTAGTGCCATTATCGTGTTGGCTGTAATGCAAATGATAATTGTTGCGGTAATACATCAATTCCAACAATATAATAATTAATAGTCACATTAAATTCATTATCATCATAATTTGGAGAAACATCAACCGAAATTAAATCAACTCTTGGTTCGTAATTATTGATGGTATTAGTGATTTCATCTTTAATCACAGATGCAGAAATCTCATCCATGTTCTCAAAAAGTGTTTGAGATACTCTAGAACCGAGATTTTCGTTAAAAAATCTTTCTCCGGGAAGAGTAAAGATGAGATTTCTGACTGAACGGGCAATAGCAGTCTCATTTTTAATAGAAATTAAGTCATTATTCAGGGGATTAACCTGAAATGACATACTAATGTCTTTGAAACCTCTACTTAGCCGTTCTACTGGCATGAAAATATGATAAATCTATCTTATTTATCACCCATAAAGTGGTTCTGTACCGTATTCCCAATCATCATAATCATCATCGTTACGAATTTTTGAGTGTAAATCGTTTTGAACCTGAAAATCATGCTTTTTGGGAGTCAAATCATCATTAGAAATCTCACGAAGCATCTTTTTATCTTTAATTTTCTCAAAAATTCCATAATCTGAAGTTAAATTAGTGGTTCCCCATAGTTCGTACATGTAATTTTGGTCACGATCTGCTGGTTTTCCCATTTGTGCTCTCCTGATTTGTTAAATCAGAACTTTTTACGGGGTTGCTATCCCGAATTTCAGTAACTTCGTACATAAAATCATCAGATGTTTCAATTTTACGACGATTTTCTACTGAATATTCGGTCAAATCAATCTCATAACCTGGATTTTTGGTAATTCTGTTCTTTGTCCATGCATCATCATACCATAATATTTTATTATTAGGGTACGCATAAAAATTACCGTTATCCATCTTAAAGAAATGAGCACATTTATGCTCTGGAGTCTCACTAAAGTTAGTATTCAGAGTAGATTTTGACTCCCATGACCAATCAAGAGTAAAAAGATATGTTCCTTCATTCTTTTCTCCTCTGTAATTGATAAGTTCGGCACGTAAGTTGGATAATCTTGAACGAACTTGAACATCAATATAAGGAGAAAAACAATCCCACCACATACACTCCTCTAATTCAGGAACTGGTGCATCAGGTTTCCAACAAAATGCATGAATGGGTCTTCGGGTCCAGTTGACTCCATTCTCTAGAAACGCCTCAAAGAGGGGTACATGCTTCTCTAAGGATGCTACAGAGTGTACGTCACATAAAGTTACCTCTCCATGACCTTTTTTATGATTAAAAAGGAATTCGTTGCGAATGTAACAAGTAATTGTTGGTAGATTATGATTTAAGTATGCCATAAAATAATAAAAAAAGACAGAGAATAATCCCTGTCTTATCTATAATATTAACCTTTACCTTGACCACGATACCTTTTCTTTCGACCATTTCGAGAGGTTGCAGAGAGAAGAGTCCGTGCAGAACGACCTTGACGTGTCTTTTTAGGTGCTCCAGGTTCAAAAATAGTCTTATTAGATCCACCACCTTTAGCCATTAGATTTCCTCCAGTTCTAATTGTTCAATATCAAATTCCTCATCAGTATAATACTTAGAGGATAATTCGTCAAGGACCTCAGCACATTCTTCATATGTAAGGTCCTGATATATCTTACGTCCTTTGTATAAGATATTAAAGTGTTCCATCAGATCACACGAGTTTTTTCATGTCCCACACGAATACGAGGATCACACCAGATATCAAATCCAGATTCTTTTGCATCAAGACAGAATGATACGTCTTCTCCACACATATCTTGAACTGCTCCAGATTCAAAGACTTGCATCTTAGGAGCAAACCAAGGATACTCAAGATTCTCAAAGACACCCTTCTTAATCAGAACCCAACCGAAACCAGTATAGTCAACAGTAAAAGGTTTACGACGTTTCGAAATACCTTCTACATTCTCATGATTCATGACTCCACCATTCTTACGGAAGTCATCTTCTTCCAACCAGTGAGCAACAGATGTCGTATGACCATCTTCAGTTGCATACCAACCTGCTACGATCTCTTTCTCTTCACCTTCTTCACTCAGTGCAAGATCACACAGTTGCCAGAACTTTTCGGTGTTGAATACGATGTCACTATCAATCCACAGTTGATAATCATAATTCAGTTTACCATCCCAAGGAATCTGCTTAGGACCACGGAGAACATTTGCACCAAGAACTTTACAACGAGCAAAGTTCACCATCGAACTATAATCTTGAGAAATCTGAATGCTCATATTGTTTTGTACAAGATCAAAACAGAGTTGCACAAATGCCTTCAGAAATGTAAATGAGCACCCACGACCAGGAAGACAGAAGACAATTGATTTGCCCTTCATTCGTTCCTTAATTGCCTCATAATCCCATTCCGCCTCTTTAGGCTTGGGTGCATTAGCCTTCAAAGTAAATCCTTTTGCCATAAGAAAAAATAACCTTCAAGATCAATTTTAACAGTCTATATATGCTCTTGTCAATACGAACCTTCTAAGGAGACTTTCCGGTTCACCATAAGTTCCTCATAAGATAAATCATCAATCTCATAATCAGTATGCATAATACCTACCATGTTCTTTAAGGTCTTCCAAGTGACTTCAAATTCTTCTTCTTTGATCGAATGAAATAAACAACGATCTTTTGCGTATATGTGATAAATCTTTTCCATCACTCTACTCTCCCATAATTGTCCTCTAATCTAACAATATCCTCCTCATCACATACTCCAAGTTGTGTTTCAATCACCGTAATACCGTTCTTCCCTGCTCTGAGACGATGTAATTCTTCCTTCCTTATAAACACACTATCACCAACCTCTAAGGTCCTTACAGAGTCTTCTAGAGTCAATTCTCCATCACCCTCAACAACTATCCAATACTCTTCCCTATGGAAATGATATTGGAGTGATATTGAGTGATTTGGTGAGATAATAATTCTCTTTACCTTATAATCAATCTCTTCTAAGATATTCTCAAATAACCCCCATGGGCGAACCTCTGTAGTCATAAAATTTTTTCCGGGATTTTTTATCTCACTGCATTATATATCAACACAAACAAAAATCCGGCAGTGCCTCCGAAGATCGTGAAGCACTGCCGTGGATATCGTATTAACCAACCTTCCAGAAGTTCCAATAAGGGGTTTTACGTCTTCTCATCTATTTGCTCTGTTTGTTTTTCTATCACACCATCTCAGATTATTTGCATTATTATTGAGTTTATTTCTATCAATATGATCGACGAGGCATATTGTCGAGTATATGCTCCCCCTCTAAGAAATTGTTTAACTTCCACTAAGTCCTTCCTATCTTTCCCGTCAAAAAATTTATGAGGTTCTCTATAAACTTTACCATCCTCAGAGACATAATATCCATCGAACCTTGTTGGATGTTTTTTCATACCGGAATTTTTTTTATGAGAGTGATAGATAGGTCGAAAAAGACATACAGTGTAGGTTGCAGGGACCCATCGTTTTTATATAACCCCCCGTTACGCCCGCAGGGCACATAACCGCAACCGCATAATAACTGCTGATCACGCATAACGAATATCATAACACATAAGGGTGCTAAGTGTCAACCCAACACCCCTAAGATCATCAGAACTCGATCACATCAAGAGTCGGCATGTTGTCGGCATCAGTGTCACTCACTGTGGTCTCACTGATAGTATCAAGGATCGAGAGAATCTCAGAACCAGTGTTACCCTTGGACAGCAGGGAGATGAGAACTTGCTTGGACATAATAACGAAGAAAAGTGTTGTGAACTGTGTGTGGTTAGTTTAGAGTCATGCCCAGGACTTAGGTGTTAACGACTCAGAGATCTTGCATCATTTCGTTGATCTTAAGTCCGTCGATCTTTGCGTCGTCCCACTTAACACCGTCAGGGGTCTCTGTGGAACCACAATCATACAGAAGACTCACGAGTTCCTGATAGTTAGTGCAGGTACGAGCAGAATAATAAAGACTCTCATCATTTTGGATCCAGAGTGCTACATTCCAGGTCTCGTAGTTAGCATAACCGTTGTAGGTAGTTTCGAGAGTGGCAGTCATTTAGTGGGTTTCGGTTGTCCTTACACTATAGGGACACTTTGGAAGTCCCCCCTTTCAGTTACCTACTCTATCACTGATGTCACTTAAGACCTGCAATACGACCTCACAACTATCCTTACCGTTCTCCTCTAAATGTTGCATAAGGTCTTGCAGTTGTGGTAGAACTTTGGTAACACTTTCTGGCACCCTTATCATCACTCCTGAGCCCAGATCTTTATACTTTAGAGGTCTCCCTCCAGCAATAGTTTTGGGACGAAACTTCAGGTCTTTTTTACTCTTTTCGATGTGGCACTTGTTACATAAGAGTTGACACTTTGATAACTCTTCCTCCAAGACTTCCTTAGGTTTATGATACCCAGAAGAAATATTAAATGACTTTGTGGAAGGGTCAATATGGTCGAACTCTAATGTTTCTGTGCAACCACATTCTACACACTTTCCACCTAGTTTTTCGATGAGTATTTCTCTAAAATAGTTCATAGGTATTTTGATAGCACATTACCTCATTATATAGGTGTTTTAAGATGTAATGTGCTATCAAAACTAAACTGCCTTATTTGGTATAAAATGACACAGATTACCAACGATCAGGAGTACTTAGGTCCTCTACATAAGCATCACAGTGTTCAGCAGGTTCTAGGTTCAATACCTTATCCCACTGAATCTGGTGAGGATTCATGTCACTGAAAACCTCAAGATCCAAAGTTACACGATAACGAACCTTCTGTGCCTGATGATACGCAACTGACATAAGTGTGCTCCTGAGGTGTATGTGAATACTATAAGATGTCTGAGGGTCTGTGTCAACTGGTGTGGGTGTATTTATTGGAAATCCTTATGGTTTTGGGGGAGGATGTGTGGGATTTCTGATGTTCCCGTGGTTGACAACATGAGGGTCTTATGCTATGCTCGCTTAGATCACAAGACCTCGAAGGGTTTAAACAAGACCTCAGCACATTTATAAGGTATTCAAAGGATTAAAAGACCTTATTCTCAACAATAAGACCTTATTGATTCTCAATTAGATACACTTATTGAGAATGATTTAAAACACTAATATACATTTAAAAACACATTTATAATACATTTTTAACGTTTTTTAGGGTTATTTCATGTTTTTAGACAATAAAAAAGAGAGGGTAACCACTCCCTCTCTCTATCAATCAACCACACTAACCCTTGAGAATTATCTACACTTTACAAGGTCACTTTTCATGTATCGAGTGGCTAACCTCTTCCACTGTATTACTGATTAGTGGATGCGAATGACTCGATTGAGTGTACTGCTCGGTTACCTAGATTTGCAAGTCCGTTGAATCCTACTGTTGCGAGGATGATACCAGTAACAACTCCAATCAGGAACTTAGTCATTAGATTCTAGTGAACGAGTACAATACTGAAACCGAGTCCATTCTTCATCTGTAAAGTTATCAGATGCATATGGAATACCTACCACATATGCACAGAACTTGTTGACTGTTTCATTATTGGTTGGTGTTGCATTTGCGTTGGAGATGATAGCAACAGTGAGAATAATGAACTCAATTGCGAAACCTAGATGTAACCACTTTCGATTGTTCTTAGTGACTTTCATTTGGGTGAATAAAGACAGGAACTAATGCTACCAGGAGTTGCAATTATTTGCCCACCTTTTGCTATACACTGTGCTTCTATTTGGGGATTGCGGAAGTGTAGAATTGTGAAAGAAATTGCAATGAGGATAATACCTACAACTGATGCAATCACTGTTGCTTCGATGTCAGTTTGTTTGATCATTTTGCGTTGTCGATTAGATCTTGTTCAATTTGATGAAGTGTTTGAACTGTCCAATTCTCAGGATTACCATAAGGTGCATACAGTTGACTATACCTAAGACCATAAAGATCAGGATTTAGATCTTGCAACTTTTCTAGAGTTTCTGCAATCTTAACGCTGATTGTGTGTTGGTAAGTCATAAGAGTTCAGTTCAGACGCATACCAGAGAAGAAGGGAATTGGGGAACCTTGGAAGTTAAGGAACCACTGTCCTTTCTTTTGGAAGATGTATTCTTTGTCTACACCATGAGCAGCAAGAATAGCATTCAGACGGGACTTAGTTGTAGGAGTCTGCCAACCTCCATCGAATAGTTGAACATAAGTGGGACCAATCTCGGCAATTAGATTGTTGTGCAGATACACACGAGAAATATCATGACCACTGTAATATGCGACTTCAGTGTTATCTTGCTTCCAATCAGTAGAGTTACTGATTGCTTCATTCATCAGGGTTTCGATCTTACGCATGGTTGAAAGTTGAGTGGGTTTGGTGGTTACACTATAGGGACACTTTCAACGTCCCCCCTTTGTGTTGGTTAAACAGTTTGGTAGTATTCTCCGATGAATTTGATCATACCAATTAACTTCTCATGAATCTCTTGTAGATCCTCATCATATTCAACTTCGGCAATTTCGTTGAGATTGATTGTTCCGTTGGTATGAATGGGAATGTAGAATAGTGTGCCCTCGGTGTCGATTGAGTATGCACAACCGTGACCTTCTGGAGTGTAGAGAATCATTTTTCAGTGGGGATTGTTGGACCTTGGACAGAACAGAACTCGGACAAATAATAGTCTAGAGTGACACCTTCAATCGCAGCATATTGACTATATTCTTCATGTTGTTCAGGTGTGAGAATAAAGAACTCAGTTTCAATCATTAAGCAGCAATTACATCATAGGTCAGAGAGTTTACAGTATAACCCATGTTGTTGTAGATGACATAACCGAAATCATCAACATTAGGTATATCCCAAAGACATGATTTTGCTTCAGTGATGATAGCATTCATTTCGTCTTGAGTGAGATCTTCATCATCAAAATCAAACTCAATATCTGTTACTTTGTAGTAATTCATAATTGTCAATCAGTTACCGAAGAAAGCATCGAACTCGTCTGCAATCTGATCAATCAGTTCATCAGTTGCATCGAGATCAAAGAGACAGCAAACAAAATCTACACAATCATTCAGATCAGTGAGAGGTGCAGTATTGCACATAAACTCACACAGAGCAGGTGCGATGTCGGTTTGAAAGTTAAGGTCAGTGTTGGTCATCTTGTCTTGAGTGGTGTTCATACTATAGGGACACTTTGCACGTCCCCCTTTTCAATCACAAACCGTTGATAAAGTCTGCGAGTGCTTCATTGTACTCTGCTTGAGTGTTAAAAACACGACCATGAATGTTCAGAGGAAATTGTTTCTTAACGCCTGCATTTGCAACGACTTGGCAATCTGCTTCATCATATCCCATCTCGATGAGGTTTGCAACGTAAGGGTTTTTGTGTGTCATTTCAGTAGTTGTAGAATAAGGATTTGGGAGGGAGATCATTCAGCAGGCACCCCACATAGGATTTGCGAGTTGTGGCAGAGTGTGAAAATCAGTGACCTGATAACCCATGTTGATTCGATCTTCACACTCACGAGTAAAATCTTTCTTGCTGATTACTTTCTTGCTCATCGTATCAGTGCCCTTGAAAGAAACAATCTTGAGCATATAATCAGGAGAAACATCTGCATCAAGTGATACTTTCACGGGGTAGTAATCAACAACCATGGAAGGTTGATCGTCGATTTGAGAGATTGCGGAGAGTTGCATTTCAGAGTTTGGTGGTTACACTATAGGGACACTTTGCACGTCCCCCCTTTCAATCACTTAACCTGTGCTGATGCTTCCTCCCAGATCTTACGATAGATTGCATTAGAGTCGTGTTCAATTTCAACATCACAAACTGTTGTTGCACCATCATAAATCATCGTCACATCTTCAGGTGCAACAGAGAAACTTAAACGTGCAGTGTTTGGTGTTACTTTCTTGCCATAAAACACCGCACTATCTACAACAGCAATTCGAGCATAGTGAGGATCAATCAACACATAACAATCTGACTTTGATTGAAAAGAACTGGTGCCCTTTGCTTTCTTCTGAATATCCCACTGTTTGGTGTAAAAGAGTTTCTTTCCCGTCTTCTGTGGTTTCATACCACTGCACTGGGTTTTTGCATCGGGGAATATGTTACCATCAAACACATAATCAGGATCATTTGCTCGACCCTTACTGTTTGCTCTCAGATTGATGTATTTGCTGATTTCTTCGAGAAATCCATACTCAATCCCTTCACCACGAGCAAAACAATCAATACCAAAAGATGATGGATACTGAAGTGAAACAACCTTCGCAACTTTCATAAAGTCACGATACACTTCCTGTGGGATTTGTTGAAGTGCTGCAATAAACTGTTCGGTCTTAGTCATTAGAATCTCCTCGTAAGGATAAGTGAATTGAATTACTTGAAAACTGCGTTGACTCCTATCACCTTTGCTGTAGGATTGCGGGCGAGTGCTGTTTCCTTTGCATCCTGATAGTTTCGTGCCTCTACAGTCTCGGTGAAGACTTTGCCTGCAACATACAATTTAACTTCGCATTTCATGCTGCTAATGCTCCAGAAGGAATGGTAACGATTTCGGGCAGTTTGGTAACACAACCATCATAAGTTTCGACTTGAACTCGATAGTTTTTCATTTGAAATAGAATGAATGAACGTCAGTTTCTTCGTTGTATTGAATAATGAAATCACCAATCTCTACATTATCACTTTCTTCCACAAGTTGAGCAAACTCAGTAACATTTGCAAATGGAAGTGAAGGAATAACGCAATCACCAAACTCATCAAAAGAGTTGATACAGTTGCCGATGAACTTCATAATCAGTAGTGTGCCTCAGAGTAATCAAGTTGTGCAGAGTATTCTGCAATCAGATTGTAGCATTTGGTGCGAGTTTGATCATCAGCACCCTCCATAAAAGAGAGGCAATACTTCATCCGTTGCTCAGGATGTGCGTTGATTCGATCAATCTCAGCACGTTGCTTTTCACGATAGGAGTTGTATGCGAACATCTCACGATCTTCGATGCTCATGGTGTGAAACTTGCGATTCATGGTAGTTGTGCTCATACTATAGGGACACTTTCAACGTCCCCCCTTACTGATACCTAAACTTAAATCCTTTTGTATGTTCTCTTTTTCCTTTGCATATTTGACAAATAGTTGATCTTGATAGATTATATTTTCTTGCAAATTCTGCGATATTAAAAATAACTTCTTCTTTACCATCTGGATGAGTAACAATATAACTTTTTGCTCTATTTGTATTTCCAAATGGTCTATGTGGATTAGTATTTGCTTCTACTCGTTTTCTAATTAAATGTTCTGATTGTTTTCTTCCACGAAGTTGGGATGCTATCTTTTCGGTGTGTTCTAAAGTTCTTGGTGGTTTTGGTTTTCTTAATTTCTCTTTTGCCTCTTCACTCATGTTCCAAGTATTGCCCTTTTGTGATGGGGGTTTATTTCCACCCTCAGTCATATTATACTCTGCACCATATTTTTTTATGAACTCATCCTCCTTTTGTAAAGCATCGTCACCTTGATATATTTGCTCAACAATAAAATTATCTGCTCCATACTTTCTTATGGCGTTATATATTTTTTGATTATTTCTTTTATATTTTGAGTTGTCAATATGTGTCTTAAATCGTTGCTCTATGGACAAAGATGTGAAACCAATATAACACTTATCGTTGATTGTATTTGTTATCTTATAGAGGAACATCTGTATAAATCAATTTCAACTATTTATGCAAACTTCACTCTACTTAAACCCACTCTTTAGGAAGTACAAAGTTTGCATGAGAGAATGTCTCACGATCAACTACCTTGAACATGCCAAACTCGTTGGTGATAACATAACCCTCGTGGAAGGATTGCACACCGCAAAGTTCACATTCAATCTCATCTTCATCATGAATGAATAGGAACAAATCATCCTTGATAGACTTCACCAAACGCCAAAGTCTGATGAGGTTCTTATCACAATCACATTTTTCTGCAATTTCATCCTCATCAACGACCCTTTGCTCGCGGATGCAGGCATTTATCTCTTTTTTGATTTGTGATGCCTTGCGATCAGACACAAACTCACATAGAGTGCTCATTTGCTTGGCAAACTTACACACATCTTCCAAATCCTCACGATAAGGACTCAGAGAGACCTCAGGTTGCACAAACAAGCAACAATCAGTGCTTTTCAGTTTGTACTGCAAAGGAGCAGCAGATACCTCACGCAGATCATCACCACCACTGTAGATTGTGTGAGGTGCGATGATGAGATCTTGAGTGATTACCTGAGGGAACTTGTAAGTGATCGTGTTGGGACGATAAGTATCAGAACCCCCAGCACCAATAAAGTCACCTTGATAGATACGATTTGTGTGAGGAAGATGATCAAAGCACAGATGCAGAACATCCGCAACTTTACCCTCATGATTCGCATCAATTTCTTCATGAGAATGATTGATCTTGATCTTTACTTTGTTAAAGACGGATTTAGTGCCAACAAAGAACTTTCCGTTTGCAGGATTTCGACCCCAGACAATAGCAGGGGCACCGTCGATCTTGACGGAGATTGTAGAATCAGCAGAGAACCAATCAAGAACCGAAAGGTCGCCGTTGAGAATAGAATCCTCAGGATGTTCCAGGTGAGTGTTCTTCATACTATAGGGACACTTTGGAAGTCCCCCCTTGTTGTTTCTTGTGCTGTTGAATAAAATTGCGAGCAGAACTCTCAGTGCGGCAGACTTTGAGTTGCTCCCCATTATGAATGACCATAAGTTGGTTTCCAAAAGGTATCGCCGCATACTCACCTTTGCCAAGAATAAATCCCTCTTTCATTATACTTTCTAAAAAATCGTGATTTTTGTTGCGGTGGATGACCCATAGGGTCTGTGACATAGAATTGCAGAAAAATCAGGGTTTGACCCCTGACCAGCACTGGGTTCTCAGTGAGACTCACCTGCGAACCACCGACACAGCAGGTTCCCCCTTCTCAAAGATCGTATCAACAACCGACTGAACTGCCTTGGCAGTGGTGATGCCAACCTTGCTGTACACTGGGATACACACAAGACCAAACGATTTGCTATACTGAGCAAGGTTGCCAGGTTCGATACGTCCCTCTCGCATACCTTGAGCATCATCGTGATGCAGACGGATGCAACGTCCGATGGTCTGACTGATACCGATGAAATCCATGTTACGCAGGAAGAGAACTGCCTCAAGACCAGACACGTTGATACCTTCTGCAAGGATGGAATGGTGCAGAACCACAAACTTCTTGGAGTTGTCTTTGCCCCATGCACTTAGGGTATCGAAGAATACCTCACGGTTCACTTTGCGACCGTCAATCACTGCTCCCGTTTTTGCCGTGATGTACATCCAAGAATAACCGCGACACTCTAACTGGAAGCAGAAATCAGTTTCGGTCACCAGAGAGACAATCTGCTTGGTTGCCTTAGCACAGATCAGAATCTTGCCAACCTTGTTGTCATCAATCGTTTCCAGTAGGTTGGCAGAATCTCGGTCAAAATTGGTCTGCTTGCCCTGTACCATCTCCAGTTGCTTGACGATCACTTTAGGGGGCACAATATAACCACCTTCAACCAACTCAGGAGCAGGAACTTTGCAAATGACCTGACCATAAACTGCAGAATCATTCATGCCAGGTTTGCCAACTGCCAACGAGTGCTTTGGAGTTGCGGTAAAGAAGTAGCAACGACGTGCAGTAGCAGAGAAGTGCTCAGTTGCAGGGAAAAAGTGTCGTTGAACTGAATTATGTGCCTCATCAAAGTAGATGGTATCCACATCAATCTCTGCTGCCTGCAGACGATTGAGAGAGTTGTAGGTGGTCACAATCAGTCGATGATTGTCTGCGTTAGCAGTAACCCAGTTCTGAATCTCTTGAGGACGAGTAGAACTAAAGTGGTGAGTTTCACCAGAGTGAACGTGCATCACTTCTGCGTTGGTGATAAACTCCAGAAACTCAGAAGAGAGTTGCTCAGCAAGCAGAATGCGCGGAGCAACAACAACGATGGTCTGAGGAGTTTCAGACTGCAACTGACGCAGAGCATCATAGATCATCTTGAGAGTCTTACCACCACCAGTGGGCACAATCACCTGACCTTTATCATGCTGTTGCATAGCAGCAACACCACGTTCTTGATGCGGTCGGAGAGTAATTTGCATGGGGTTCATCATATACTATAGGGACACTTTGCATGTCCCCCCTTTGTGTTTGTTAAATCTTTACGAGTTCAGTAAACTCTTCCTTTTGATTGTCTTGGGGTAGGAATCGGTGCTCACAATCAGGGTGATGCCAAGGAAGCATAGATTTGTGTCGAACAGAATCCAATCCAAAGAGAGAGCAAAGTTTCTGTTCAAGTTGAGCAAACTTATCGGAGAAAACTTTTGACCTAGTTGTATCCAGACTTTCATTTGCCATCAGTTTGACCGAGAACAAGAAATGGATCGGTTTGTTAGCGATAACTGCTTGAGATGCAAGACCAATAATACTTCCCCACCGTGAACTAAAGTTAGACATGTTCACATACATGGTGTATTCGCCTTCATTTTTCCAGAAATCTTCTACCCATTCATCTTTAGTTTCATTAAAGAAAACAGGAAGTCGATCATCATTCCAAGATTGGAATCGTTCAGCACCATCAGACTTTCCAGAAACTACTCGTTCGATGATAATTTTGTTAAAGATCTCTTTGATAGCACTCTCAGAGATCGCACCCTTACCAAGGAACCTAGTCTCTGCTTTGATTTGATCATCGGTTACAACAGCACCGATGGTGATAAGTTCACGAACTGCTGCATTTACATCTGCTGCAGAAACTGGATTGTAAACATCCTTCTTCTTAATGTTGGATGCAGTGGCAAATCGAACTTTTGCAGCATCATTCTCAAAACGAACTCCTTGACACATCCACCCAGGAATTGAAAGGTTTTGAGAAACATTAAATCGGTGATCTCCGTTAATTGTTTCGTCAGTATCTACATCATAATAAATGATAGAAGAATCTAGTCGAATACCATTTTCTTGAATATCCTCTTTCAGTTCTTCAACCTTACCAAGATCAACTCCATTTGCCCGACCAGGATTTTTCCAGTGCGAAAGATCTTTCCACAATTTCATGTGGATGTCACCGATCAATTTTACACCAGCAACTCCATAAGTGCTAGGTTCATAAGTCCAGTTTTCTGGATTACATGCAATAGCATCCCAGTATTGGCAAACAAAAGGATTCAGTGCAACAGTTGTCATAATAAAATGAATGTTTGATTAAAGTTTAGCAGTTTTGGGATTGAATGTCCGTAAGTATTGGACAGTTCTCAGACTGTCTCTTTCAGTCGTTGCAGATCTGTGATGATAAACTTCATCACAGATTCAGAATAACCTACAGCATAAGGATAAGACTTCACAGTTTCATATTCGTTACCATCAACATTATAGCATACGTTGACAGCAGACTGCAAACCTTCAATTAAGGTCTCAATAGTAGTAATAGGCACAGTCACAGTTTTCATGGTGTTGTAAACGATTCTGGAGGGGTCTGGTGTTACATTATAGGGACAGTTTCAACGTCCCCCCTTTCAATCACTTAGAAGTATATTTGTGCTGGAGTTCCTTTTCTGACTTCTTGCCAGTGCTGGTGAGAACAAGATCTCTCAGTTCTCTCTCACCTTTCTTGTAAAGTGCCTTTCTTTCTTGAGTGGAAAGACCAGATGCCTTGCGTGGAGTATAATCAGCAGCAGGTGCCTTTTCTGGTGCTTTCTTTCTCAGAAGTTCTGATGCTTTCTTCTCTGCTTCTTTTGCTTTAGGTTTTGCTGCTGATACAGTTCCACCCGATTTTGTTGCTGCAATTCTTGCTTGTGCTGCCTTTCTTCTTTCTTCTTTTGCTGCTGCTAATTGCTTCTCTCTTGCAGAACCTCTTTCCTGTTCGGGTTGCTGAACTCTGGTGGATGCTTGTCTTTGAGTGCCAATATCCTTTCGAGGTTTATAAGACACTGGTTCAGTCTTTCCACCACCTACAGCTTTGGTTCTGCGAATTTCTGGAGTTGATTTCTTACGTTCACGACCGATTCTGCCACCTTCACCAGTCTTTCTAATTTGAGAACGTCCTTGAATTTCTGGGTCATACACTTCATTTGCAAGTTCCTGCTTTATTTCATCTTTCATACGCTTTCTATCTTCTTCAGCATCTCTTTTTGCTTGAAGATCTGCAGTATATTGTTTTGCTCTACTCTTAAAACTATCGGCAGCATCTTTTTGCTTTTGTGCAATTTGTTGCCTGCGTTGCTCAATACTTTCTTGGAACTGCTGAAACGTTTTCATCTCTACAATATAGACCCTTTGAAGTATTTAGTCAAGGGGTAGTGTCCAGTTTCTCAACTGCCACAATATCCTTATGATAAGATTTTTTTCTCCTACCCGTTAGAATATCACGGACACATGTGGGGGTATATCCATTTTTTATACACCAAGGTTCTAACCCAATAATAACAATTTCCTCACCATTAACAAAAGTTATTTTATACTTTCCAGGTTTTTGTCCACAACCCGAACCCCTCTTTGCCTTAAAGTTTTTTAAACTTTTAGATAATCTACCCTTTTTCCAACCAGGAGGATTATTGAAAAATAGTTTTTCTGTTATTCCATCATTATACCATTTTTTACCTTTAGCAGCTTTAGAACCAATAGATTTCCAATCTCTTGGCAATCTTCCCCTCAAATATCCTTCTGGTTGATTTTTGGACTGAACTTCTTCCAATCCATTATTCCACCAAGGATAATTCTTACCGCATCTCGCAATAAAATCTTCCTCTGGGATAGTAGTATCCCATTTCATCTCTTTAAGAGATTTAAATACATCTTCCATCTGCTTTAATCGTGGTTATACTTATTTATAAAAGAAAAGGGGCATTTCTGCCCCCAATCTCTTTGCTTAAACAACCACGATTAAGCATTAGTATTTAGTTGTATCAATCTTCCTTTAGTTTATCTTGTGCAGATTTGCTGATTTTACAAACCATGTCATTATCATAAAAATACTTAACACGTTCACGACGAGCAGCAATCAAGAGATCGTATTGTTCCTTTTGATCTTTAGTGTAGGTAAAATCTTGCTTCCTCCAAGCATCACGGAGTTCAAAGATGTGTGGAAGAACATTAACAGTGTCAGTCATTTTCATTAAGAGATGCAAGAAATACAATCAACCAAAGTTCAAGTGCAATCAGCACTATCGATTCCACTACTATCGGAGGGAGTGACATTTGGTTTTACATAACGAACATTATAAGGAGACTTGAAGAAACGACGGAAGGCAGTAACAATAATAACACCTGCCGAAATAACACCAACCAAACCAAGGAAGGTGACAGCATCACCAGTAAAAGTATAAGTATCAGGGTTCATAATCAGAAATCGAATTCAGTGTTAAAGTTTTCAGTAAAAGAGAGATCATCAATCTCTACATCATTATCATCCCATCCTTTCATCTCAGGAATGTCAAAGATTTCACCAGGTGCATCTTGAATTTCAGACCAGAGATCGTCGAACATAAGAGTGTTGTGCTTACACTATAGGGACACTTTGCACGTCCCCCCTTAATGAGAACCTCTAATATCCTCGTGATCTTTTTTCAGAAGAGTTCTCATGTTTGCTTGATGAGCATCCAATTCATCACGATTTCTAATTCTTAACTGACGATTGATATTTGTTGCTCTCCTTACACTTTGAGAACGTTGTTGTGCAGTTTGTTGTGGTGTTGCTAACTTAAATCCACCACCTACAACTTGTTCACAAAATTCTCTAAATGTTTTCATTTTCTCTACACTTTTTGAATATTTAGTTTTATTCAAACTCGAATGGTTTATTTACTTTGCGTTCTGATGGTGTTGTATATGATGGAATACCTGCGTTGTCAACATAAACTTCAACAACAGTTTTTCTATCCCACTGACGAATCACACCAGCAACAATAAAACAGTTAGTGATCAGATACGTTGCGAAGATAATAGTTCGGATGATAGCAATTTTATCCGATTCTTTATCACACTTAGATGCCTTCTCTCCAAGGGATTTCGCCCACCATCTCCACAAGGTTTTAGGTTTCTTCATTATACCGAATGTCAGCAGTTTTCTTGTTGATTTTGTGTCTGATGAGATATTTGTTAAGATGTGTTTTATCTTGGAAATAACAAACTCTTGGTTGTTTACCATCCTTAAACTCTAATCGGATTGGAAATGTGAGATAAGGAAAATCTGTGGAAGTATTCATAACTTACTCCTTTGGTTTTGGTTTGTTACATTCGTTGCATACAGTAGAATATCCATGTTTGAACTTTCTTACAGGTTGAAAGTTCTCATCATCTAATGTTTTAGTTATATTGCAATACTGACATTTATATTCACTTGGAGCAGAAAGAGTTGTCTTTCGTAACAGTAAGTTCTTAAAGAATTTCATAATCTTGCAATATTCCATAACGAAAGTGCAGTTTACATCGAGGCCAAGATTTCCATTCACCATCCCATCTTTCTGGATGGATTTCGATGTATTTGGTGAGAAGATAGGGTGTTACTTTACCATGAGTTCCATTAGGAATCCAAGTAAAGTTTAGAAGTGGTCTTTCATCATTATATCCCTCATCACCTTCTTTAAGTTCTATGAAGTCAGCAGTGTGGGAATAATCAATTAGATACAAATTACCATCTGGTGCAATCCAATACTGTGACATCGTGCCACCGTATCCATATTCAATATCTTTTGTTTGGCACTGAGTATTGGTAAAGTGTTCTCCTAAGTTATAGGATGAACGAACGTAATCAAACATCCCCACTTTTCAACTCCTCCATAACTTCCTCAAGAGTATAGGTCTTAACCTTGCCACTGTCAATATCATCAACCATCTGCTGCAAATGTTCAAGAAACTCCTTAGGATAAGTTTCATCTAAGTTAATACTACACCAGAACCATTCATAACACTGTTCGTAAGGATCATCATCTTCAAGTAAAGCATAACCTTCATAGTTTGATGTAATGAGATCTCTCCACATACGAAAGTTATCCCTAAAGGAACGAAGTCCTGTAGGGATAAGATGTTGGAAAATGTATTCGGTCCAAGTCATTTGAGATAATGCGGTCTTTCTGTATCAAACTGATAGAACTTCACATCCTTCATATCAAGACACATACGCACAGTTTCATGCTCTCTGTGTTCTCTTGCAGTTCCTTTATATAGTCCCCTGCGTTGATAAGCACAGCACCAGACATTATAGAAGATTTTAGATTTTTCAGTCATCATCCCAGGGGGCAGGTTTGCTTAAAATTTCTTTCAATCTTTCAACTACTTTGGGGTCTGATGGTTCATTCAACCTTTCTACAAGAGCATCAAAGTTTTCTTTTGGTAACACAATCTTTTCTGGTGGATAAGAACCTTTACCCCAGAACTCTTCAAACTTATGAACATAATTCATATGATCCCAACCATGATTAAGATTTAACCAGAAATCAGAATATCGTTGGTGATCATCCATTCGCCAACCATCATGATTGATAAGACGATACCAATACCAGAAAATTGTGTACTTAATCGGTTTTAATCCGATGATCCACTTATTTAAGAACACTGGAAAGTTCATTATGTCCACCTCCCTAACCTCAACTTGCGTTCTGGTGAAATACGAGGATCATAAGGATCATCATAAGGATAGATGTATTCGCAACACCAACCCCACGATAATGCTTCCCAGAAGTCATCATATCCAAAATGATCCATTGTGATACGACAATCAATGATATATTCAATA